ACGCCGAGGCGGCGTGCTCCGTGGGCGAGGAGGCGTACCGCCGCGCCATGGACGGCCGTGGGACGTACCTCTGGGGGCTTCCCGGCAGGGGCAAGACCTACGCGGCCGCAGCGGCCGTGAGGATGGCCGTCATGGCCGGATGGGACGCCCGCCTCGTCACCGCCAAGGCTCTGCTCGACGCCGTCAAGGCCGAGTGGGACGGAGGGGAGAAGGGGACGATCTACCGCGCCGAGCGCTACCGCCTCCTCGCCCTCGATGACCTCGGCGTGGAGCGCCCCACTGAGTGGGCTATGGAGACCATCACCGGCCTCATCGACGCCCGGGTGGCATCGGGGCTTCCCACCATCGTAACGAGCAACTTCAGCCTGGGCGAGCTTCGAGACCGATGGGGCGGCATGCCCGGCATGCGCATCGCCTCGCGCCTCGGCGGGGCGTGCGAGCGCATCCAGATGGGCGGCGGGGACAGGAGGCTGGCATGAGCTACGTACCTCCCGCGTCGCTCCTTCGCGGACTCTCCGTCGATGCGGCGCAGAAGTTCGGCATGCCCAGCATCGGCGCTCGCTACGAGGGAAGGGGCGTGCGCACGAACCGGCTTGACGATGGGGCGTGCTGCGCCTTCTGCCGAAGGCCGGCCACCAACGCCCACCACGTGCCGAACGTCGGCATGGGAGGCCGGAACAAGGGCTTCACCCTCCACGGCTACGAGCTGCGGCCGGCTCTCATCGCCCTGTGCGGCAGCGGAACCACCGGGTGCCACGGCGAGTGCCACAGCGGCCTCATGCGCATCGAGTGGGTGTGGGACTCCGACGAGTACGCGGAGGCGTGGTGGAGCGGTGAGCTTCTTCGCGAATACGGGGCGGCAAGCCCGATGCTCTACGAGTTCGGCGGGTGGGAGATCGCCCGCCTCGGAATAGGAACAGTGAGGCGCATACGCGCCTAGAAGGGAGACAACCATGGATGTGACCACCTGTGAGCAGTACGTCCTCGCCGAGCTGGAGGCCGCGCAGGCCGCCAACGAGCGCCTTGCCCAGGAGAACGAGCGCCTTCAGGCTCAGGTCGAGCTTATGGAGGCGAACCTGAACGCCGAACCCACCCGCCTGGAGCGCTGGGTCACGGAGAAGGGGCGCAAGGCGCTGTTCGACTACTGCACGAGCTACGCGCCGGACGTTACGGACGGCGACGGGGAGCGCGTCCCGTTCGACGTGTTCTGCGAGGGCTACATCATAGACTACAACCTGCCCAAGTGGCTCAGCAAGGCGGAGTTCGCACGCTACTTCGAGACCGAGTTCCGGAAGGCGTACGAGGATGCCATCGCCGAGGAGCAGGAGTGAGCGCCGAGGACGAGCGCGCCGAGATCATCGAGCGCTACCGCCGCGAGATAGAGCGGCTGGAGAGGTCTCGCGACTTCGGCGCGGTGAACCGCGTCCGCATGGCGCTCCACCGGGAGCTGAGGGAGCACGAGAAGAGGGTGAGAGATGAGGCCGGAGAGTAAGTGGCTGCGCATCGGCTCCGTGCGCGTGTTCGATGAGGTTGAGCCGAGCAAGGCGCAGGTCGTGAAGGTTGTCGAGGAGGCGAGCGAGGTGTCCGGTGCCTGGCATCTCACGCACCTGCCCGAGGACAAGCGCCGACTAAGGATGATTGACGGGTGCTGCGACACGATCATGGCCGCGTGCAACCTCCTGGCGGCGCTCGGCGTGCACGACCTTAGGGAGGCCATGGGGCGCTGCGTCCAGCGCAACCGAGACAGAGGAAGGATTACCAAATGAAGAAGATGAAGATGCTCGCGGTGGCACTCATCGCGCTTGCTTTCGTGGCGGTGTGCGGCCTCAGCGGATGCGCCTCGTGCTCTCGCGCAATCAAGACGTTCGAGAGCGACGTTTCCGGCGGCATGCAGCGCACGGTCGAGGTCTACACCAACACGGGCGAGCTGCTGACCACCTACGAGGGCAAGATTGACATCCAGTACGACGACAACCGAACCCTCTTCGACCTAGACGGCAGGCGCTACACCATCAACGGCGGCATCGTGATCGTTGAGGAGCAGTGACATGGGTGAGGAGCTGAAGGCATGCCCGTTCTGCGGCTCGAAGGCCGAGATGGTCACCAACAGAAGCGGTGACAACTTCGTGCGCTGCACCAATCGGCAGTGCGCCGCAAAGACGCGGCTGTACCACGAGAACGAGGCCGGCGCTCGCATGGCATGGAACAAGCGCGCCGAGCCTACGTGCGACCGCGAGGCTCTGCTTGCCCTGGAGGCTGATATTGAAGAATCGCTCTCGCGTGCTGAAACGGACGAGCGTAACTGCGTGGTCGTGACATCGGAGGCGTTCGCCGACATCGCCAGCCGTATCCGAAAGGCGGTGACCGATGATGCCGACCGATGAAGAGAGGCGGAGCGTTGCGGCAAGGCTGAGGGCGATGACGGAAGGCCAAAGCCCTATGGCTGAGTACCCGGTTGAGATGCTGTTTATTGCGTTCGGGATGCCCATGAGCCGGGACATCGACGCTGATCTCATCGACCAGGCCGATGCGACGACCGGGGCGCTCTGCGCTCACTGCGAGAAGCTATCTTGGTGCGGCTGCATCCAGGGCGACTTGGAGGGCGGATGCGACTTCGAGCCGAGCGTTGAAGAGGGGGAGCCACCCTACAACCTCTATTCGCTCTATGAGGCCGTTCTTCACCGAAGGCCAAGGGATGAGTTTGCAATCGAAGATGACGAGGTTGAGGAGCTGATGAGGACTCTCCTCGACATCTGCAACTGCCCGGAACGTAAGTACATCGAGCTGGCGCATGACGAGGGCGAAGAATGAGGAACGACCCGAGGCAGATGGTTCTTGACCTGTTCCCGGAGGAGCGACCCAAGAGGAATAGTCCGCTGGAGCGGATGATAGACGGCCTGATCGCGTGCGGCTGCGATGATGGGCGCGTAAGACCCCTCGTTGAGGAGCTGTTCAGCAAGTTCGGGAACGTCGAGGGAACCGACCGGGCGCGATGCCTCGCGTACTTCTACGGAACCGGCCGCCACGCAATCCCGCGCCTGCAAGCATGCCCGCCGTGCCTCATAGGAATCTTCGATGAGGGAATCGACTACCACACGGTGTGGGACAGGTGCTGGGCTGCCAAGTGGATACCCCTGCAAGAGGTGTTCGAGGTGGCGGAATGGCATTACTGCCAGTACAAGGAGCCGTACACCGGAGCGCCCGCGTACGTCTGGTACATCGACAACGAGGGGCGCGAGGTGAAGCGCCCCTACGAGGGATAGGAGAGAAGATCATGCTGTCAGAGGAAGAGAAGAACGCCAGCGGATGCCTGGTCATCGTCGGTCTGGTTCTCGTCTCCTTTGCCGTTGGCATGGCAACGGCTCCCTGGGCTGGGTTCGCTCTGTGCGGAGTAGCGCTCGTTGCCATCGCCGTCATCGGCATTTATGCCGGCAAAAAGAAGGGCGACCAGTGATGGAGTGGGTCTACATCGGTGCCATCGCTGTGACCCTGCTCCTCATAGCCGTGTGCACCGCAGATTGGAGGCCGTGAAATGACAGTTGAGTTCCAGGTTATGGTCATCGCGTTCATACGCGACTGGTACATGCTGCAAGCCCAGACTTCCACCGGCGCGAAGCGCGAGGAGTTCACGAGGCGAGCCAAGATGTACGACGGGTTCATCCAGGACGTGGCGAAGCCCGTTGGGGGCGATGAGTGATGCCGTATGACAAGGACACCTATTTCGGAGCGGACAGCAAGGGAATCAGGTTCCGCGCGTACATGGGCTGCCTCACGTGCGTGATGTGCGTAATCGGCTTCACCATCGGCCTGATGGCGATCATCGTCTGGCTCGTCCGCGCCATCATCGGGTAGGAACCAGCGCCCCCGTCACGCGCGGGGGCGCGCCATGGGGAGGCACCGGAGGAGCAGGAGAACCAAGCGCATGAGGCGCATGTGCACCGAAAAGCGGGCGTTCCGGAGCGAGTACGCGGCCATGAGGTTCGGCGCGCGATGGGGGCAGGACTGGTACCGATGCCCCTACTGCCACATGTGGCACCTCACGAGCAGGAACAGCCAGCCGGGCGAGAGGGGGAGCCATGGCCAAGCGTGACCCGCGCAAGCGCAACGGCAACGCGCGCCGCAAGCTGAGGGAGAGGCTGAGGGCGGAGGGAAGGCCGTGCCACATCTGCGGCATGCCCATAGACTACTCGCTGCCGGCCGGCCACCCGTGGAGCTTCGAGGTCGATGAGATCGTTCCGGTGTCTCGTGGGGGCAACCCGCTCGACTACTCGAACGTGGACGCCGCGCACCGGATATGTAACCAGCGCAGGGGAAACAGGATGCCGGACGACGAGGGGGCGCGGGGTCTGCCGATAGTCCGCACGCGCCTATTCTAGCTCCGGGCGCGGGCATAGGGGGGTTGACCCCTCCCCGGGGGCGGAAGGCCGCCCCGGCGGCATACGGCCGATTTCCCCCCGGCACGTTGCGGAACATAGGGGGGCTATCTCACGCCCCGAATACCATTCCTCCCGAATCGAAGGGAGGCGCGATGGCTGACACCAAGCGGGGCGTTTCCATGCCCGATGACATCGCGCTAGACCCCGTTCAGAGCGCGATATGGGAGGAGCTTGCCCCTGACGGAAACAACGGTTTCACGGAGCAGGACGTTCCGAACCTCCGGCTCCTGTGCTTCTGGCACGCCGTGGCCAAGCAGGCGCAGGAGGCGATAGCCAAGGGCGACGGCCATATCAACATATTCGACCGCATAGGAACCAAGCCGTACAAGGCGAAGGACGGGAGCAGCGTGCCGCTGGTTCGCAAGAACCCGGCGCTCTCCGTGCTGAAGGAGGCCACGGCGCAGATCAGGGCGCTCTCAGACCTCCTGGGAATCTCGCCCCGGTGCCGCGCCGCCTCGCCCGTCCCGCAGCAGCCGCGCAGCGCCAACGCCAAGCTCCTCACGATGGTGCTCACCGACCGCGAGGCCAAGGCGCGGAAGGCGGCGGGCGCATGATTCCGAGGCAGACACCGACGTACGAGGCGAACATTCCGGAGAGCCTGAGCGGGGACGGCGAGATGGCCGTGCGTCTTGCCTCCGCCTACTTCGGCG